TCTATTCTTGTATTACTAAAAGCTATTATATATTTTTCATCATCTGAGAATATAAAAGGTTCTATTCTTACACTTTGCCTAAGACTTGCTAGTGCTGTAAAAGAAGGATTACTACCAAAGTTATGTAGTCTTTTAGTTCCAGTTCTTTTTTTCAAACCACCTTCTGATCTAATAAAAAAGTTTCTAACTTCTTCTGCTGCATTTGTATAAACTTTTGTATCTGTCCTTGATGTTAAAGCAGGACTAACTTCACCAAACTGAAAGTTGTTTAATGGCACTCTTATTCTTGCCATTTAACTTCTCCTATTTGTAATAAATCTTGAGGTAGATAATTTTCTTGTTGTCTGCTGTTGTGCATCTAAATTTCTAGCTTTTGCCATTAACATAGTGGCTTTTGTTTCCATCATTTGCATAAGTCTGTCATCTCTTGCAATAGATGTAGCAAACATAGAAGCTAGTGTATATTGAAGTGCTAAAGAAAAATATGAAGGAAAGTTTACTTCATCTGCTCGAAACGTAAAATCTGCTATTAATACATCTGAAGACGTTGAATCACTAAATACTTTATCACCATAAACTGTATATTCTATCAATGTATCATTTACTGTTACACCATGTAAAACTAATAGATCACTTGGTAATTGATGTGCAATATCAAAACGACCAGTTGGTGTATCTGTTAATTGATTTAATACTGCTTGTTCTGTAGCAAACCTCCATCTTGCTGTAGATAAAGTTGCTCTTACTGTATCTTCATAAAGATTTGTTGCTACTAATGCCTCTGTACTAGATGAGCCAAACGAAGTAATAGGTTCTGCTCCTACAAGAACTAATGCTCTTGATGCTATATCTATTGCTGAGTTTGCTACTGTACTTGACATATAAGATGAGGGGGATTACTCCCCCTCCCTTTAATCACTATCGGCTGTACTTAAATCAGAACCATCACCACAGTCTATTGCTGTAGCTGACACGGATTTAACTACTGTAGCTGATAAAGTTTTATGGGTTGAATTAGCATCACATATTAGAACGACATCACCTTCTTTCATCATTCCTAATGCTGATTGACCATTCATTTCACCACCAGTTGCATCTGCTGTAGAAAAGTAGTTTGCTGCTCTTACTACAGACAAAGCATCATTTGAGGTGTAGTACCATAGATTAACACCACTACCACCTGCTAGTCGTGTTAAGTTACTCATATCTAAAGCCATAATCTACTCCTTAAGTATTATTATCTAGAACTTCATATACGCCATTGTCATCAATGACAGTAGCACCCATTGACATCATTGAAGTTGCCAAGTGTGATACTTTTTCAGCGACATAATTAAGTTCTGTTGTTACATCTGCACCAATACCTAAACCAACAGCAGTCATATGATATGCCATATTCTTACCTGCTGTAATTGCAGCAGTTGAAAATATCTTGAATCCTAAGAATTCTTTCATAGTCATACCACCTGCAAAAGGTAGATTTTGCTCACCAACAAAGTCTGATGATGCAAACTCATTAATTAAAAATAAGTCAGCATATCCTTTTGGGTGCATTGCTAAATATCTCTGTCCATCTTCAGGAATATTTGCAGTACCAAAAGTTTCAAACAATGTTAATAAGTCAGCTTTCTCAACTGCACCACTTGTGTCATGGATTTGAGTTGAGTTAGCACCTGCGTCCATAGCTGTATAAAGCAACTCATCAGTCTTACGACCTAGAGCAGCAGCAGCACTTGTCGCTATTGCTTGTCTTTCATCAATGTTGGTCTTTAACTCATCTAATTTATCAATAAATTCTGCTGCAAAAAAGTCTTGCATAGTAACATTGACATTAGTGTGAGCCAATTCCATTGGTGTTACTTGTCCATTTCTAGACTTTGTACTTGCAGTTCCAGTACCAATCTTTTGAAATCGTACTGTGTTTCCATTCACATTACTTACTGTACGAACAGTATTTCTAAGTTTACTGCCCATTCTCTGATAAGCTAAATGAACTTCTGTTTCGAACTGCGTAATAAAGGCTTGATCTATTGTGTTAGCCATTACACTCTCCTATTAAAAGTTATTTACATTTCCAGTTATCTACTCTTTGTGTCATCTAGTTATCCAATAGGGCTATCAACATTGAATAGGCTGTTCTTCTTTATTTATCAAAATTTCATTACCTTTGCAACGAACAAATCTAAAAACCTTAAAACTATTTAATTTTATAGGTGGTGTCATCAACTCAAAACCTAAAAACTGTAGCCAATCTATAGTGTCTTTATGATCAGCAGGTACTACATTTTCTAGTTGATAATACTGTTCTTGATAGTAATTAACAACAGATTGTGACCATCTTATAAACTTGCGACCTCTTTTTTCTATTTCATAACTGCCAAGAAGCCAAATTCTTCCAATCATATTTTGCATAATTGGATTTACACCAAACATACAAATAGGTTCGCCATTTATAATACAAGTATAGTTTTCACCTTTTTCTCTAATACTCGACATTAAGGCACGAAAAGGTGATGCACCATGAATAATACATTCTCGTACATCACTATCTCTTAAATTATGCTGTAATATATTAGCGTGTTCAGATGTAGCTTTAGCTATACTAAAGCCATCATAAACACCTTCACCCATAAAGTTTCTTAAACTTGGCTTCGACTTCTCTAACATAATTCATATCTCTTTGTTTTGTATCCCAATATCTAGGATCACGCATTGCTGTTTCTATATCACCTTGAGTTAATTGACTAGGCTGTACAACTTCTTGTTGTGGATTAATACCTTTCATTTTTTCTTGTATAAGTTCTAAAGCCATAATACCTTCTTTACTTGTGCCAAGCTGTGCCACAGCATCTTGCATTTCTGCAGGAAAAAACTTTTGCATAAACAACTGTGCTGATTCTACTCTTGCATTTGCATTATCACCTAATGATGATCTGACTTCATCAAGATTAGGTTGAGGTGTATGTTCTGCCCATTTTTCAATACCTTCATTAAACTCTTCTTGTGATAATCCATTGTTCCAAGAATAGTCTGCCCACCATTTCAAAAGAGGATTAGTTGCAGCTTCTGCTTCATCTAATATCTCAGGTATCTGATAGTCACCTGCACTTGCAGGTCTATTAGAATAGGCTTCTGTTTCTAACTCTTGAAGCAATCCATTTTTTATATCTTCTTCTTTTTTACCTTTCCAAGATTCTAACTCAGAATATGATTTAGCCATATCTTGCCATGAATTAAACTTTTCAGGTAAGCCTTCAGGTCTAGGTGTAGCTACTGGGTCTGCTACTGATTCAGTTGTGGGAGGATTACTTATCACATCTGATGTAGGCTCAGTAGCAGATTCTTGTGTTACTTGTTGTTCTTCATTCATTTTTTAACCTCATTGCATGATTGATTCTTTTGACTATTAAAGCAACGAGATATCGTTGCCCTTCCAAGTGCCTAAGTTCGGCATCTGAAATATTACTGCCTGATACTGCTTCTATAGTTACAGACTTTAAATACTTCAATACTTCTATACCAGTTGGTGTATTAAACAAAGATTGTACGTTTTGTGATATTATTTTATCTTTATCTTTGCTTCGTGGGAATCCATCAACCCCCAAGTGCTTCGGTTGCATTTTGTGGTAATCCTCCTTGTTGTTGCATTTGTTGTGCCATCTCAACTAACTGCCTTCTTTCGTCAGCATCACGAATTAGTTTATCAGGAACGCCAAATTTCTTAGCAAGATATAGTGCAGTTTCTTCTGAAGAGATAAGTATATTTAATATCTCAGGACCAAAAGAGTTAGCAACTGTTTGTAAAAATCTATTTAAAGAAACTATATCTTGATTGCTTTGTGCTTGTGCTAATGGAGATACACTTCTTATCTTTACTTCTCTTCCATTAACTGTTGGCATTTCAATACGACCTTGTTTCTTAAGAATATAAACTACTCTTTGTAAAACTGGTTGTACCATTTCTGCTTGTAGCCTACCAAAAGCAGAGCCAATCTTTCTTGATAAGTCAGCCATTCTTTCTGCCACCTCTGTTGCAGAGGCAGGTGTTTTATTAGGATCGCCTAACATATCATTATACAATGCTCGTTTAATATTATTTCTCATATCATTTAAAACTAAATTAGCTACATCAAAAGAACCTGCTGCTCTTATAGGTTGTAATCCTGCACTGTTAGGTGCTTTTGGAATTACAGTTCCTGGTAAAAGATTTATTGTATCTACATTAACAACACCATCATCATCAATCTGATAGATTCCTGATATAGCCATTTGTGCATTTTCTAATACTAACTCTATAGTTAAGTTAGTTGTTTTTATTGCACTTAAAGCATTAACAGCAGGACCTCTACCATATACTTCACCTGATGCTTTACTCCATCTAAAAGCAATAAATGGATTTGATCCAACACCATTATAA